TTTTTTTTAAAATATGCAAACACCAATATACAAACCGGAAGATGAACAAGAGTTAATGGCATTACTTTGGAGTCCTGCATTAAGTAATAATCCACTGGCATTTGTTAAGTATGTATTTCCTTGGGGTGTTAAAGGTACACCGTTAGAACATTTTTCTGGCCCAAGAAAATGGCAGCGTGAGATTTTGCAAGATATTACTGACCATATTAAAAGTAATATTGAATTAGCAAATAATAAAGAAACAAACCAAGAAATAATGTACAAAGTATTGCAAGAAGCAATATCGTCTGGTCGTGGTATTGGTAAATCTGCATTAGTTTCATGGTTAACTATATGGATGGTGACAACAAGGATTGGTTCAACGACCATCATTTCGGCTAACAGTGAAAATCAGCTTCGCTCAATTACTTGGGCGGAGATTACTAAGTGGTTGGCTATGTCACTTAACTCGCATTGGTTTGAAGTAAGTGCAACACGAGTGGCACCAGCGAAGTGGTTGACTGAGTTGGTGGAGGGTGATTTGAAGAAGGGTACGCGCTATTGGGGTGTTGAGGGTAGGTTGTGGTCGGAGGAGAATCCTGACGCTTATGCTGGTGTACACAACTTTGACGGTGTGCTGGTGATCTTTGATGAGGCGTCGGGTATTGCTGATCCGATTTGGTCGGTTACTGGTGGATTTTTTACGGAGAACACGCCGAATCGTTTTTGGATGGCGTTTTCTAACCCACGGCGCAATACGGGGTACTTCTATGAGTGCTTCAATAGTAAGAGGGACTTTTGGCAGACAAGGGTAGTGGATGCTAGGACGGTGGAGGGGACGGACAAACAGGTGTATGAGAGGATTATTCAGGAGTATGGTGCGGATTCAAGTCAGGCGCATGTTGAGGTGTATGGGATGTTTCCGAGTGAGGGGGATGACCAGTTCATATCGAGTGAGATTGTGGATGCGGCAATGAAGCGGCCTAAGTACAAGGATCAAAGTGCGCCCATCATTATTGGTGTGGATCCTGCGCGGTTTGGTGCGGATGCGACGGTAATTGCTGTGAGGCAGGGAAGGGATATTGTGAAGATTATCCGGCATCGGGGGGATGACACTATGACGGTAGTGGGGCATGTGATTGAGGCGATTGAGGAGTTTAAGCCTGCGTTGGTGGTGATTGATGAGGGGGGGCTGGGTGCGGGGATTGTGGATAGGTTGAAGGAGCAGCGGTATAAGATTAAGGGAATAAATTTTGGCAATAAGTCAAAAAACCCTATAATGTATGGAAACATGAGAGCGCAGATGTGGGGTGATATGCGGGACTGGTTAAAGTCTGCTAGCATTCCAAACGATAGGTTTTTGAAGACGGATTTGATTAGTCCGTTGATGAAGCCTGATAGCCGAGGTACTATCTTCTTGGAGAGTAAGAAGGAGATGAAGGCTAGGGGATTGGCAAGTCCTGATGCGGCAGATGCGATATGTGTGACTTTTGCCTTTCCGGTGGCGCATAGGGAGTACGTTGAAAAAGTACGTACATTACGGGCATATGAGCGTAATTCCGTTTCAACGGGTTGGCTAGGAGCATAGAATGTCGTTAAACAAGTCTCAATTTGCAGATGCTATACGTGCCATTGCGAATAAGTTGGCTAATGGAAAAGCAATGAAACAGCATTTAAACAAGCCAGCTCCTAAAGGTAAGAAATAATGCCATTAGTCAAGTCTAAAAGCCCTGAAGCCTTTCGCGCTAATGTAAAGGCTGAGGTTAAAGCTGGTAAACCAGTTAAACAGGCCGTGGCAATTGCGTATTCGGTCAAGCGCGAAGCTAAGCCAATGCCTAAAGGTAAGAAATAATGGACGTTACTGGTATCACCGCCGCTGCCGCAATTGCTGTTGGTAGCTCTGCTAAAGACAAAAGTGATGCCAGCATCCTTGCCACTGCCCGTTCGCGGTTGGATATGGCTATGTCGGCGCTCTCGGAGTCGCGTGAGGATGAGAACGATGACCTGAAGTTTTATGCTGGTTCACCGGACAACCAATGGCAATGGCCTGCTGACGTGTTGGCGACCCGTGGCGCTGTGCAAGGGCAGACAATTAATGCTCGGCCTACGCTGACGATCAACAAGTTGCCTCAGCATGTTAGGCAGGTTACGAATGACCAGCGCCAAAATCGACCTGGTGCGAAGGTGATTCCGGTTGATAGCAATGCGGATGTGGAAATTGCCGAAATCTTCAACGGCATGATTCGGCATATTGAGTACATCTCGGATGCTGATGTGGCTTATGACACGGCTTGTGAGAATCAGGTGGCGTATGGTGAGGGCTATATTCGGTTGCTGACTGAGTATTGCGATGACGATACGTTTGACCAAGACATTAAGATTGGTCGTATTCGCAATTCGTTCTCGGTTTACATGGATCCAACCATGCAAGACCCTACTGGTGCGGATGCCAAGTATTGTTTTGTCACGGAAGACCTAACCCGTGATGAATATGAGCGTCTTTACCCCAATTCTGCGCCTATTACGACCTTGCAGTCGCTGGGTGTTGGCGATCAGTCGATCTCCAACTGGTTGAATGAGGACACGGTGCGGATTGCGGACTACTATTACATAGACTATGACCGCGCAACGCTGAATTTGTATCCTGGCAATGCTACGGCCTTTGCTGGCACGCCTGAAGACAAGCAATTGAAGGCGTTTTATGGCAAGCCCATCAAATCTCGTGAGTCTGACCGGCCTAAAGTGCGGTATTGCAAGATTAATGGCTATGAAATTCTTGAGCAGCGCGAGTGGGTTGGTAAATGGATACCCGTAATTCGCATTGTTGGCAATGAATTTGAGGTTGATGGTCGTCTATATGTGTCTGGTTTGGTGAGAAATGCCAAAGACGCCCAACGGATGTACTACTATTGGGTGTCCCAAGAGGCTGAAATGCTGGCCTTGGCCCCTAAAGCACCATTTATTGGCTATGGCGGGCAGTTTGAGGGTTATGAGGACAAGTGGAAGACTGCTAACACGCAAAATTGGCCTTATTTGGAGGTCAATCCTGACGTTACAGACGGTCAAGGCGGTGTCTTGCCACTACCGGCTAGGGCACAGCCTCCAATGGCCTCCAGCGGCCTTTTACAGGCCAAGGCGGGGGCTGCTGAAGACATTAAATCGACTACTGGTCAATACAATGCTTCTTTGGGCATGGGAAGCAATGAGCGTAGTGGAAAAGCCATTCTTGCGCGTCAAAAAGAAGGCGATGTAGGCACGTATCACTATGGTGATAACTTGGCCCGTGGCGTGCGGCATATTGCGCGCCAATTGGTGGATTTGATTCCCAAGATTTACGACACGCAACGTATTGCTCGCATCATTGGTGAGGACGGCGAGACAAAGATGGTCAAGATCAACCCTGACCAGCCTCAACCAGTAAACAAGATTGTCAATGAGCAAGGTATTGTGATTGAAAAAATCTACAACCCTGGCGTTGGTAAGTACGATGTGGTAGCTACCACCGGCCCAGGCTACGCTACCAAGCGCCAAGAGGCTTTGGAGGCAATGGCGCAACTGTTGCAGGGTAACCCGCAGCTTTGGGCTGTTGCTGGCGATTTGTTTGTCAAAAACATGGATTGGCCTGGTGCACAGGAAATGTCCAAGCGCTTTGCAAAGACAATTGATCCAAAGTTGATGAGCGATGGCGAAGACAATCCTGCTTTGGCTGCTGCACAGCAACAAATGCAAGCAATGGGTGCAGAGATGGAGCAGATGCACCAAATGCTGCAAAATGTCTCTAAATCACTTGATATGCGTGAAATTGAGGTTAAAGAATTTGATGCTCAGGTCAAAGCATACGCTGCTGAAACGCAACGTATCTCTGCTGTGCAGGCTAGTATGAGTCCTGAACAGATTCAAGATATAGTTTTGGGGACGGTGCATGGGATGCTGACCTCTGGCGATCTGGTTGGTGAGATGCCAGGGCGCGAATCCATGCAAGATACCACGGAAGAAATGCCACAATGAAAGCAAATGACTTCATAGGTATGTTATTTCTGGCGAGGGATGTGGCGCATAGCGTGCATCTCAATACTCGCAGCTTTTCCAAGCACATGGCGCTTAACACGTTCTATGATGAGATTGTTGAATTGGCTGATGGTTTTGCTGAAGCCTACCAAGGGCGCAAAGGCTTGATTGGCCCAATTTCTCTTATGTCAGCCAAGAAAACAACTAACATCATTGAATTCTTGCAAGGTCAATTGGAAGAAATTGAAGCAGGCCGGTATGAGGTTTGCGACAAAACGGATACACCTCTGCAAAACCTGATTGATGGCATTGTTGAGTTGTATTTGTCAACTTTGTACAAGCTCAAATTCTTAGCATAACAAGGAATAAACATGGCTACATACTATTGGGTTGGTGGGGCGGGAACATGGAGTGGGACGGGTAATACACAATTTGCCGTAACCTCTGGAGGTGTTGCTACAGCTTTGAATCCCACATCTGCCGATACAGTTAATTTTGATGCCAATTCAGGTACAACAGCCACAGTCACCGTTACGTCTACTGCGGTTTCATTAAGTACCACAATCAATAAATCAGATATTATTTTATTGTTGTCTGGAAGTCCTACGCTATGCACAGGAACTTTAACTTTGACTGCTGGTACGCTAAACCTGAACAACTACACGTTGACCACTGGATTCTTCAATTCCAGCAACAGCAATGTCCGTACCATCACCACCGGCACAGGTACATTTACTGTGACTGGTAATGCTGCAACAGTTTGGACTACTGGCGCTGCAACCAATTTGACTTACACATCTGGCATACCTACCGTAAATGCCACATACTCGGGAAGCACGGGAACAAGGTCATTTAGTACATCAGGAGCAACAGACAGGATTAATCTCAATATCACTGCTGGTACTGATGTTATTGCGCCTGTATCTACGTTTATTGTAAATAGCTACAATTTCACTGGATTTAGTGGTACGCTAACCAATATCTCCACACAAATTTTCGGTAGTTTGACCCTATCAACGGGAATGACCGTATCTGCTGGTGCTAATACGTTTACGTTTAGATCAACATCCAGCGGGAATACTATTACCAGCAACGGCAAGACGATGGACTTCCCTGTCACGTTTGATGGAGTTGGTGGTGTATGGGCCTGTCAGGATGCTTTGACATTAGGTTCAACTCAAGCATTAACTTTTACAAACGGTACGTTGCAACTTGCAGCAGGTCTAACTAGCACTGTTGGTTCGTTTGTTACCACAGGCACAACTCAAAAGTACTTACAAAGTACAACACCTGGATGGCAAGCACAAATTAGTGATGCAAGCGGCACCAATACAGTGACATATTTGACCATTCAAGACGTTGCTGCTGTTGGTGGTGCAACATGGGTTGCTACTGCCGCAACCAACTCAAATGTTGGTAACAATTACGGATGGACTTTTAGTTCAACCCCGATTTCTTATGGCCCTATTACAATGGGTCTGCGTTCGTTCACTCAATTTAGGGGATAAAAATGTCCGTAAATCTTAAAGCTGTAACTACCTGCATGGGTTACCAGCAAATTACCAGCCTGTCTAGCGCAACCAATTTGACAGTTCCTAAAACATCATTGAATGGTTTGAATGCTAAACCTGTGTTTGCTTTGATTGTTGTTGAAGGCCAGGCTGTGCGTTGGCGTGATGACAAGCAATCTCCAACTGCAAGCGTTGGTATGCCAATTGCCGCTGGTTCAACTTTGCAATATGACGGTGATCTAACCAACATTCAGTTTATTCAGCAAGGTGCCGGTGCAATTTTGAACATCAGCTACTACATGTAAGGTTAAATTATGGCCGTCAATCTTTCAATGTTAGCTGGTGCTGGGGCACAGTTTTTTGACAATAGTGGTGTCATATTGTCTGGCGGCCTGTTGTATACCTATGTTGCTGGAACGACTACACCACAAGCTGCATACACCTCAAATTCTGGAAGTACAACACACTCTAATCCTATTGTTTTAGATTCGGCTGGTCGCGTTGCTTCTGGTGGGGAAATTTGGCTAACTGATGCTATTGCTTACAAATTTGTTTTAAAAACATCTACCGGCATCACTATTGGCACTTATGACAATGTGACGGGTAATGGAAGTGGAATTTATTCCACTTTTGCAGCATCATCTGGTTCATCTTTAATTGGTTATCAGCCAGCAGGAACAGGTGCAGTACAGACTACGGTGCAGGCCAAGTTGAGGCAAACTGTTAGCGTAATGGATTTTGGCGCTACTGGCAATGGCACTACTGATGACACGGCGGCATTTACCAATGCAGCTACATATGCTGCTAGTATTAATGGTGATGTATATTTGCCACCTCCAGCAGCTACATATAAATTAAGTAGCAATCCCACAGTTCCTACAAATGTAAATTTTCAAGGTTCATTAACTTGGTTAAGTGGTGCAGGAGTTTTGCCTGTTGAACAATTTATTGCATTATCCGAAAGTATTTCACCAAATGTTTTTTCTATCAAATCTTTAAATTATTCTGAAACCGCATCTAACGAAACTACAAGAAAATGGGCTGTTTGTGGATGGGTAAATTATAAAAATTCTCCTGCATCTGGTTATGCTGGAACAGCCACTGATGCAGTTGGAGTAGATGGACGAGGAATTGCTAGTGTTGCAAATGGTCGGGTATGGGGTATAGTTGGGCTTGGTCAACTTAATACTGGTGTCTCAGGTGTAGCACAAGCCTATTCAGCAGAATTTGACATTAACAACAACTATGCAAATATTACTGCTTTTGATGCTTCTCCAACCGCCAAGGGAATAGTTATTGCATCCGGTGGAACTTATCAACCAGAAACTGCTGCTCTTGTAATTGCCACAAAAACACCTACAAACACATTAGGCGATAATAGATTTTTTGCTGGGTGGAGATTTTATCAAGATTGTTACAAAGAATTTGGAATTCATTTTGATGACAATTGCAAAAATGTAGCAATAAGAATTCCAAGTACAGCCATAGGAGTAAGATTTACTAAATCAAATACTTACAATTTTGATTTTTCTTTAAATGACATTTCATATCGAGGTCAAATTTTTGCACCAGTTGGCAAAGGAATTGATGTTCTTAAATCAACGGGTTCACAATTAATTGGCATCAACGAAACATTCGTTAATTTCAATGTGCCTTTGTGTCAAAAAACAAATACTCAAACCGTTCCAACTTCTTTAGATGCAACTGCTGCTAATATTTTTAGCATATCTACGGCAGGCACAATTTCCGGTGGGATTATTCAAGGTGTAGACGGTCAAAGAATTACAATCATTAACGCATCTTCTGGTACGGTAAATGTAAGTAAAAACGCTAATATGAGAACTATTGGTGGAGCAACAGTAGCACTTGCACCTTTGCAATTGGTTGAATTTGTATATGCTTCTCCAACTTATTTTCAGGTTGGCGCCCCTGTTTCGCTTGCTTAATAAAATTTAATCAACATGACCCTTCTACTCCAACTCCTAAAATCCCGCACCGTCCTTTTTGCTTTAGCACTGGCGGTGTTGTCCGTGCTGCAAGGCTATGTAGCTTTGTTGCCAGTAACTCCTGTACAGCAGATGTACGCTGGCATTGCTATTAGCGTAGCTATCACGTTACTGCGTATTATCACAACGCAACCAATTGCGGAGAAATAAGGCATAATGCTGAAAAACGTACTGGTGCGTTCACCAGGGAATCCAAGGATTCAAATAAATGACTGATGAAGTCGAAAACCTAGCGGTTACACCCGTGCCAGAACAGGAAGCAACGGCTGCGCCTGAAACTGTAGTAGAAACGCCGGAAGTTGCAGAAGCACCAAAGACTTTTACCCAAGAGGAACTGGATGCAGCAATTGGTAAACGCCTTGCAAGAGAGCAACGTAAATGGGAACGAGATCAAGCGCAACGACAAGCGGAAACGCAAATCGTAAAGGCTCCAGCAACTCAATCTGCTGATCAATTTGAAAGCCCTGAATCCTATGCGGAAGCATTGGCATATCAGAAAGCTGAAGAATTGCTTGCCAGACGAGAAGCTGCAAAGCATCAGTCGCAAGTTCTTGAAAGCTATCAAGAGCGTGAGGAAGCAGCGCGGGACAAATATGATGACTTTGAACAAGTCGCTTATAACCCTAAACTGAAAATCACGGATGTGATGGCTGAGACGATTCAATCTTCGGAGATTGGCCCCGAGTTAGCTTACTATCTCGGTTCAAATCCAAAAGATGCAGATCGTATTGCCCGTTTAGCGCCTTTTATACAGGCTAAAGAGATTGGGAAGATTGAAGCCAAATTGGCTGCTGAACCTCCTGTGAAACGAACAACGTCTGCGCCAGCACCGATTTCACCTGTTACTGCACGAACCTCTGGTTCACCGTCACACGACACTACTGATCCACGGTCTATCAAGACCATGACGACCAGCCAGTGGATTGAAGCGGAACGTGTAAGGCAGATGAAGAAGTACGAAGCACAACGTATCCGCTAATTTTTTATAAAGGACTTTATTGTGTCTAACTCAATCCTAACGATCGACATGATCACCCGCAAGGCTTTAGAAATCCTTGAAAATAACTTGGTGATCACGCGCAACGTAAACCGCCAGTACGATGACAGCTTCGCCGTTGAAGGTGCCAAAATCGGCTCCACACTGCGTATCCGTCTGCCCGACCGCGCTTTGGTAACTGATGGTGCCGCCCTGCAAGTTCAGGACGACAACGAGCAGTTCACCACTTTGTCTGTTGCTAACCAGAAGCACATTGGTGTTAACTTCACCTCTGCTGAACTGACCATGCAATTGGACGACTTCGCAGAGCGTGTGTTGAAGCCTCG